GGCTATCCAATGCCACACCGGAGATGCTAACTGAGCGTGGCATCACCATCGCCCCTTCTGTGCCACCACGCCCATCCGAGAGCGAGAAGTTTTATTATATTACGCTGGACGGTAATAGCTGGACGGTGACGCCGAAGAATTTAGATATGCTGAAGCGCGGTATGGCGAGCGACGCCAATCGTGCGGCACATTCAATGCTGGCGCAGTCAGACTATATGGTTGTTAAGCAAGCGGAGACAGGCGTGGGTTTACTGCCGCAGTGGACAGATTATCGAACGGCTGTGCGTGAAGAATCCAACCGTCAGTGCGGACAGATTGAGGAATCCACCAGCGTTGATTCACTGGCCGCGATTACGGCGAACTGGCCGCGCAACCCCGACGAGTTAGCCGAAGAAGCTCGGCGGGCTGCGGAGGTTGAGGCTGCGAAGTTGGAGAATTTAGAGGCCGACAAGGGGTAGAGCAGAGACAATGAGCGAACGCCGTACAGTCTATAAGGATGCCAGCACTGGGGTGGGTGGATTAGGCCCGTCCCAGAGCCAGACCTATGTAGACGGAACTAAACTCATGGGGCAACAGTATGGCCATGCAGCGAAAGAGATTGCGGACTTGGTTACGACTGCCCCAATCATTCCGATTGGCGTAGTGAACCCGTTTGCTGGCGGGTCTGCGCCATCGGGGTGGTTGCTTTGTGACGGCGCAGAAGTAAGTCAATTGACTTACCCGACGCTGTACGCGCTGATTCTTGCCACATGGGGCAGCGCGGCCAGTGGACAATTTAAGCTGCCGGACTTGAGAGGTAGAGTTATCACCGGAGCAGACGGTGGAGCAGGGCGGCTGACCACCGCCAATGCGCTAGGCAACGATGGTGGTGCGGAAGGGGTAACACTGTCAGAGGCTCAGATGCCCAGTCATCGCCACATAAACACGGCGTCCTTGACCGGCTCGGCTACAACAACATTGTCTCACGCTTCCCAGCTTTATGCCAACTATGTTATAGGTAATACTTTAACCACATATTCTGGAAACGGCGGCTGGCAACGGGGCTTTATTAACGCATCAAGCATCACTGCCACCACTAACACGAGCGCGATGGGCGTTTCTATGTCTAACGCATTAACGGGCAGCGGAAACAGTCACAGCAACCTCCAGCCCTACGCAATTTTCAACCACATTATTAAGCACGACTAAAATGGCAATACGCGAACAAGGACGAATGAGCGACGGCGTGATGGCGTTGAGTGGCGGCATGGATTCTGGTCGCAGCCCTGCGCTCCTGCCCAAGACTCAAGTAGCCTATGCACAGAACGTGACATTCCGTGGTGGGTACGCCAAGACGCGCCCCAGCTTTGAGCGGATTCCTTTAGCAACCAGTGCCGCCGCAACAGCGATGCTGGCGGCGAAGTTCCAAGGCAGCGGCTACTACGAGGAAAGCAACACAGCCGCGCACATGATTGTTGTAGCGGGCGGTAATGTTTACAAGCTCACCCCGCCCGTCAGCGGCATCAACTGGACAGTGGCAGACATAACGGGCGGCGTTACGGTTTCAGCCACCCGCGAACGGGTACACATGATTCAAGCGGATGAGTACCTCATCATCCAAGACGGAACCAACTCCCCTTATATATACAGCGCAACTGCCACGGGAACGTGGCCACAAGCCTCCAGCGCAACGGCGAACCGCGTCCCAGTCGGCACAGGGCCGATGGCGTATGGCAACGGACGGCTATGGGTAGCGCAGGGGCGCAACTTTGTAGCGGGCGACATCCTTGGCGGCACAACTGGCATACTTAAATTTACAGAGAACACGCTACTCGCTGGTGGCGGCTCATTCACGGTGAGCGTAGGTAGCGGCGACATCACGGCGATGCGATTCGTGGCGGCTCCGAATACCGCGTTGGGGGTAGGCGAGTTGATGGTGTTCACCAGTGACGCCGCCTTCAGCGTGAACGTACCGGCAGACAGAAACGATTGGTACGCTTTGACTGACCCGATTCAGCGGGTGGTGCTGATTAACAATGGCAGCAGCAGTCAGCACAGCACTGAGCTAGTGAATGGCGATTGTTTATTCAGAAGCCGCGACGGCATCCGTAGTCTCATCCAAGCGGTACGCGACTTTTCACAGCAAGGCAACACCCCTATCAGCAGAGAGATGGTGCGGATACTGAAGTACGATAGTCCAGCTTACTTGCCCTACCAGAGCGGGGTGCTTTTCAACAACCGCTATCTCCTTACCAGCATGGATAATTACAAAGCTGCCACGGGGGTGGCGTACAAGGGGTTAACTGTGCTAGATTTCGATTTGATAAGTGGGTTGAGCGGAAAAGCCCCAGCAGCCTATGACGGATTTTGGAAGCTGGAAGTGGAACGAGGTAGTCCGTCAGCGTTAACTGGGTTTGATATTTACCAACTGGCCAAGGGTCGGTTCAGCGAGGTGGAGCGATGCTTTGCCTTCGTCCGTAACGAGAGCGAGGCGATGGAGATTTGGGAGCTAAAGAATGATGGCGACCATATCGAGGACAAGGATTACAGCGGCGGTGATGCGGTGTACCAGAAGATTAGCAGCGAGATTGAGTTGCCCAGCTTTGACTTTGGGCAAGTTGGCGCAGCCAAGGAACTGGCCAGCGCGGATATGTGGGTGGACGAGGTAAGCGGAGGTCGAGTGGATTTCCATTGCGACTTTCATCCCGACCAGTACCCGTGCTGGATTGATTGGCAGGATTGGCACGTTATTGCGGAGTACCAAGCGAGTGATTGTGAATCGCTGGTGGATTACCAGAAGCAGTACCGGCCTCGGATGAGGATAGGTCGGCCACCGGACACCGAGGAACCGGCGGCGGGTAAGCGAATGAATTACGGGTGGGAGTTTGCCGCCCGCGTGAAGTGGAAGGGCCATGCGCGATTAAAGATGTTCCGCATTAACGCGCTGGAGACACAAGAAGAACCTTATGCAGATGTAAACATAGACAGCGCAGCCAAGGCCATCGCCTGTGATTGCCTCGGCGGAACCAGCAGTGCTACCAACCAATAAATAATTATGCCAACTTGTACAACCATCACGAACGGAGCCACATACGCCATCGCGGCAGAGACGTTAACGAGCGGGTTCTGCCACACCTCGCTACAAGCTACCCACGCGGAGTTCGCGGCCAAGACCACCATCAACCATCTGGGCGCAGCGTTTACCGTTGGCGCAACTGTCAGCAGCGGCGACCAAGACAAGCTATGGATGAAGCTGGACAGCGATTCACGCCCGTTAGGTTGGTACTACTACGATACTTGCAACAGCGCGTGGCAGAGTTTCAGCACGACTCCGGTTGGGACGTTGAACCCCTACGCTGGAGCCAGCGCACCGGACGGGTGGCTGCTGTGCGATGGCAGCGATGTGGCGAAGCTAACCTACGTTCGGCTAAACGCATTGCTCGGCACGACCTACGGAGCGGCAACGGATGCCACGCTAAACTTTAAGCTGCCCGATATGCGAGGGCGCGTGGCCGTGGCAGCGGACGGCACAGCAGCACGGATGGCAAGCAACGACGCAGCGGGCAACACAGGTGGCGAGGAGTTGCATACGCTGACGTTTGATGAGATGCCAGATGGCAAGTATGTGAAGAACATGTCTTTTAGCACTGTTGATAATTACAGCAACTGGAACTATACCGCCAATGTTCCATCCTTCGGCAACGCGAGCCACTACGATGTTGGTGGTGCTACGGCCATGAACAATATGCAACCTTACCAAGTGGTAGCCAACTACATCATTAAAACATAATGAAACTGACTTACGGAGACATCAAGGAAGGGATGGCGAAGGTGCTGTCATTGCCCGCTGCCGATAGCCGCGTCATTAAGTACGTCAACGAGGCGCAGGAGCGGCTGGTTTACAAGGGCAAGTGGCCCGGAACCTATGTCCGCTACGCGGTCACATCAAGCAATGGAACAATCACATGGCCCCGCCAGCTAGAGACCGTTGAGGCGGTGGCAGTGGGGGACTCCCCAGCAATTGTTCGGAATGAATGGTACGAGTTCCTTGAGAGCGGCCCCGGTCTTCTTGACAGCGCGGACGGCGACCAGATGACCCTCATTGACCGAGCAGAAGCGGTATCCTTCAGTGACATTGACGGACTGGATAAGAAGCTGAAGGTCGTAACTACAAGTGACACCGACGCTGGCAAGACGATGATCCTGCAAGGCTACGATGAGAGCGGGGATTGGATTAGGACGGTGGATGGCAGCAATCATATTGATGGGGAGAAGGTGACGTTAGTTGCCAGCAGCAGCAGTGTGACCACTAACAGTAAGTTCAGCGCATTGAGCGGAGTGATCCGCGATAAGACAAACTACAATGTTCTGCTCAAGGAACATGACACTACGGACAGCACAGATCGAGCCATTGCTGAGTACGAGCCAACTGAGGCCCGCCCCACTTATCGTCGCAGCCTCATTCCCGGTCTAACCGATACCAGCACCGTGACGGTGACAGTGGTGGGCAAACTGCGGTTTGTTCCGGCGGTGAATGACAATGATTGGTTGTACATTAATTTTGAGTCGGCATTGAAGCTGATGGTGATGGCCCTCCGCAAAGAGGAGACCAATAACATTCGGGAAGCGGTGGATTACGAAGCCCAAGCAATCCAGTTACTGAACGACCAGCTACAACATTACATGGGAGACGGGGTGGTTGCGATTCCGAGGTTCATTAACAACAACACTTTTGGGGGTGCATCCGTACCAAACTTTCAATAGCAGGAGAAACATATTATGCCTAAACATACCGACTACGAGGCTACATTCGGAAGCCCAAAGAAGCCACTGGATGATACGTCCATCGACATTGCCCAGACCCAAAAGGACAAGGGCAAGACGGACGAAGAGATCATGCCCAAGGCTACCGAGCTAGGGGGGCAACTTCTGGGCAAGAGTACCGATGCATTGATGAGCGCGGTGGAGAAGTATTTCCCCGGCTTCAGTGAGGGCATAGGCACGGCGATTGACATGGGCAAGACATGGGCGAAGGGAGAAATGGGCGCGGACTTTGAGAAGCAACTGGCTAACCGTGCAGCAAGTCGAGGCATTGATATGGGTATGCCCGGCAGTCAGTTCTCTGGGTTTGGTGAGTTGGCTAATTACGGGCTGAATACTTACGGGGTGCAACAGCAGGGGGTGCAGACCCTATCATCCCTTGCCCCCACGGTAATGAATGCATTTGGGGCAGAGCGGCAAGCCAGCTTGGGTTACATTGGTGACTCGTTCTCCTCGGCTAACAACACAATCTCAGCCAACCAACGTAATGCAGATTTTTCCGCCCAGATTGCCTCGTGGAATTCTGAGGCGGCAAGCATGCCTAACCCCGCAGCACGGGCGGCATGGGATGAGCAGCAGCGGGCTAACATTGCTGGCATCGGGCAACCCGTAGGGCCGCAGCTAGTAGGGCCGCTGAATCCAGTTAGAAACGCAATGCTGTTCGGTGGGCAGCAGGGCTACACACAGTTTCAAGACAGGGGCGGTTACTCCTCCCCGAACTACGCATCCCAAGGTTCTTCGCGCAATTTGTCGCGCCAAACCCAGTTGCCGAAATGGAAAAATAATCCTCCCGCGCCCCCATTGGGAACAACGGATTTACAAACATTACCAGCAGGACAGGCTTACGCATAAGGACTCATAGGAACTAAAATTATGGCTAACTTAATTGCACCAAGATACATCGCACCCGATCCGCAGAAGACATGGCTGGCGGCAGAACAAGAGCGGGCCTCGCAGGATCGCACCAGTCTGGCGCGGCAATCGGAGACCAGTCGATCTGTTGAGGCACAACAACGCTTGGCCCAGTCGGGTGCGCAGACAGCGATGAACCTCCAGACGCAGATGCAGAACATGGCGCAAAAGGCAGACATGCATCCGCTTCAAATGATTGAGGCGCAAAAAAGAAATCAGAACCTTTCGTTGAGCAACCAAGCCGCAGCGCAACAACTGATCTTGAACGAGGACAAGCATGAGTTGGATCAGTTGAACGGCATTGCGAGGTTGAGTGCGTCGAGGGTACAAACGCAGATCAACAAGAGTACTCTTGAGGAAAGGATTAGGCAAGATGGCGAAGCACCGATTTTCTCGGAGAAGATTAATCTGATAAATCAGATAATTGCTGACCCAAATAGAAGTCTTTCAGACTTGAAAGCAATAGACAGCACGGGGCTCTCTGGTGATAACCTCGCTAGGTACAATACACATTATTCTAATGCGGTAGGCAACAAAGAGGAGCAACGGACAAAGGGCTTGGCCTTTAAGATTAAGCAACAATCGGATGCCCAAAAATTGTTCCTTATGGGTAAGGGACACCTTGCTGAATCAGACATAAATGACCCTGCTAAGTTTACTAAAGCAGCAAACGCATACACTGCCGACATAGTTGCCCGACACGCTGGTTCTCCGGGTGCGATGAATGTAAACCAAGGTGATTACACTTCAGCCAACGGCATCATTGACGAGGTTACCTACGGCAATGCCATAAGAAGGCAAGCGGCAGAGGAGAGGGGTCTTGAGTTGTATCAGTCCACCGACAGCGAGGGTAAGACAGTGAATGTTTACGTTAACCCGGCATCATCGCGAGGCAGTGATGGCGGCAAGCCTTCCGCTTCTCAATTCAATAAAGATGTTTCATACGAGATTAAGAATCTGAGGGCTGATCCCGCTCACGCTGCCACCCCCGCTGATGACCTCGAAAAATTGGCACAAGCGACAGTTAGGGCTCGGTACGGAAATGCGCGTGGCACGGGGGTAACTGGCGAGGAGGCCATGTCTCAAGTGTACTCCTTTACTCCCGGCGCAAGTGAAACCGGAAAAGAGCTTACGGATGGGGATGTCTTGAACGCATACAATTATGCCTTCACTCTGTTTTATGGCGAAGGAGATGTTGACTGGGTTAATAAGAATGCAAAGGAGTACGGGACTGATGGCGACACTGCGGAGCCATTTAAGGCAAAACTGGGGCATGATAGATGGGGCGCGTATGATAGGAGGGGCGCGGATTTTGGGTTTAGCCCAGACAAAGAGAAAACCAGAAACTCCCTAAGAGATAAATTAGAGGAGAAGGGTCACAGTGTATATGAAGAAGAGGGGATACCGCAGTGGGAAGAAGTCGAGAAGAAGGAAAACATTGGGAGAATATATTGGAGCAGGGATACCACTGGTGAACAAATACATCTATGGACTTATCCAGCCATAGTTGAAGACTTAGAGAAAGATCGAATTTGGATACTTACTAGTAAAATGTTCAAAGGAGAGAGGAACCCCGGCAAGGCGAGTAAACTTACGAAAATTGAAACGGGTGAAGATTGGGATTGGTAGGAGAAAATTATGGAGGTCACAGAACAAGACAAGCAACCACTTTCGTTGGAGGAGGTTTACGAAGAGGAAGATAATATTTCGTACCTTTACGCCAGCCCTTCGGGGACAATGGGTCGAGATGTATCCCACATGGATGAGAGGGAAAGGGCGGCGAGGGAAAAGCGTTTTGCGCGGTTAGAACGAGGGCGATTTAGCACTGCTGTTGTTGGCCTTGGCCAAACTTTCGTCAGCACCGCAGTGGCCGACTTGTTTAAGGCTGGCGGTCTTGTTGGGAAATTCGCGATAGATAAAACTCTTGGCGGGATTGCGGGGGAACCCTTGGACACACCGCTCACTTATAACCCTCTTTACCAAATAGGTGTTGGCTTTGATGAGATGGGGAAAGCGATTTTCCCAGATGAGTGGAGAAACCCAGAATACGAGGGGGAATTTTGGGCTGACAAGGCTGCAAGCGGAATTGGCTCTGGTCTAGGGTTCATGGCTGGAGGTGGGCTTCTTGCTGCACCGTTTAAGGCTGCAACAAAAGCCTCAGTACTAGCTACTGGCAAGAAAGCTCTGGCCAAACAAGCAGCCAAGACAGATGCAACAAGGGGGTTAGCCCACGGTGGCCCGGTCTCTGGAGCCACGTTGAAGGAGCTTGAAAAGATCGGCGCACTCAAGACGAAAGAAATTGCAGCCAAGTTTGCCGAGGGAGGAATAGCAGAGCAGCAAGCCTTGGCGGCAATGTATCGGTGGAAGGGTGTCGCCCCACTTGGCGCAGCAGTTAACGGCGTTGGTGGCTGGGAGGATGCCCGTTACCATGTTTACAAGAAGGCAGCGGACGAGGGCCGAGAACCAACGCCAGAAGAACTTAACAAGCTGTGGCTTGCGTTCGGCATTAATGCAGTGGGTGGACTTACTGAGGCATTCGGCGCGGGGGGCGCAAGTTCAAAATTACTTGCGAGAATGGATAGGGCTTCAAAGGGTAGATGGGGAGATATCGCTGGCTCTTACCTTGGTAATGTGGCTGGGGCAGCGGCATCAGAGGCCACGCAAGAAGCTGGACAGACACTCTTGCTCAACCTTACCGCTGCACATCTAGCCAAGTACGATGAGCTAAGAGACGTAAGACATGGACTAGGGGAAGCTGCGTTGGTTGGCGGCTTGGTGGGGGCTCTTTTCGGGGGGGTTCATTCCTCGGTTGCCAGTGTTCAGCGCAAGGCGCAGCGAGCAGCGGAACTTGAGAAGCATGCAAAAGAAGCGAGAGAAAATAATTCTCCAGAAACCGCAGAAGTATTAGAGAAAAAGGCCAAACTCCTTCGGGAAGAGATTGTCTTTGATATGACTGGAGTCTTGGCCAAGGACGCATTCCCTCAAGGGCCAGCAGCCGAAGCAATGGAAGACTCCGCAGCGGGGGTTGAGTCGCAGTCACGACTAGATAAACCGGGCCGCGAGACTATCGAGATTCTTGATGAGGAAGGAAACTATGCCGTCACTGATCGCTCCGATCCCGACCTTCCCACAATGCCCGCCCGCACCAAGCCCAAGGTAATCAAGCGTGACGGTGTTACCATTGATGTCACTGATGCCTCGTTAGCTGACGAGCAGTCCAGTGCAGTGATGACTCCGGTAGTCAAGGCGGTGAAGGAAGTGGAAGAGCGGCTGGGGCTGGAGTCTGGGACATTGAGCATCAAGACTAACCGAGGTGGCGGTGGCATTTTTGTTAGGCCCGAAGACAGGGGTAGCGGGGTAATCGAGGTGGACTTGGACTTCCTTACGAAGGACAACAATGCTGTTGCTCGTCGCCCCGACTACATCGCGAGGGCCGTAGACGAAGAGGGCCGACATGTTGCCCGTGACCGTGCAATGTTCGCAGATTTTCTGGCAGCGGGAGGCGATCCATCCGACACGGCTGCTTGGACATCTTTCCGCGAGGAGAAATTGGAGGGTGTGTGGAGTGAGATGACGGAGAAAGAGCGCACCAAGATTCTCAAGATTCGCAAGAAGCGGGGGGAACAAGAGAGCGAAGCGCAATTGGCCGAGGAATTTATTAGGTATTCGTGGCAGCGCATTGCTACGGGTAAGACAACGGAAGGATGGCAACCGAAGAACGATAGTTACCTAACTAAAGCTCTCAACTCCATCATCCGGTTCTTCAAGAAGACTACGGGCACGTTAATCAACCCGCGCATCGCGAAGGAGATCAAGGCAGTCGAGAAGTTCCTCAAGACCCAGAAGGGCAAGGGGGCCGAGGTGGCCGAGACCGAAGTAGCCAAGACCGAGGTGGCCAAGACCGAGGTGAAAGCAGCGGAGGAGGTTAAGCCCGCGAAGAAGGAGGAGGAGGCAGCAGAGGCAGCGGAAGAAGCAGCCTTGGACGAGGATGCAATGGCCGAGGCGGCAGACGAAGCAGCGGAAGCAGCGGAAGCAGCGGAAGCAGCGGAAGCAGCGGAGGCAGCAGAGGTTAAGCCCGCGAAGAAGAAGGCAGCAAAGCCAACCACTGAGAAAGCAGGGGCCGAGGCAGCAACGGAACGGGCAGATGCAAGAACCGCGAAGTCCGAGGCGGACGCAGAAGCACGGGACGAAGCGGCAAAGAAGGCGCGGGCTGAAATTACCGAGAAGGCTAAGGCTGATGCAGCGGCACTGGTGCAAGAGCAAATCGATGGGCGCGATGCGGAAGCAGTTGCTGAACGGATCATGGCTGCTGCTGGCCGCGCAGTTAATAAGCTGCCCGCCAACCAGAGGGATGCGGCTCGGATTTTTGTAGAGGATGCATTACTTAAACAAGCGGCTGCTGGGCAATTCGATGCCATGTCGGACAAGCAATTAGCCAGTGCCCTTGGCCGACGAGCAGGGCTTCTAGCAATTGATTTCACTCGCTCCAAAGAAGGCATAGGCGCAACTGGGGTGAGGACGAATCTCGCGGATGCCACCTCGATGCAAAAGGAGGTAGGGGAAGATGGCGGCACGGTTGGCGATGTGATGCAAGACACGGGGGCCGTCACTCCAGATGAGGTGTTGTCTCTTGAGCAACGCGCCGAGAGGATGGAAGAGGTGCTGAGTGAGATGGACGCAGATCAAGCCGCCGTTCTGAGAAACACGATGAAGGGGATGACTGGTGTAGAATCTTACACAGACCTAGGGATCACTAGAAAGAAATACCGTGTCTTATTAGAGAACGCCAACAAAGAGTTCAAGAAGAGAATGTCAGAGAAGTCGGGGACGAAAGACCACGCTCAATGGGCCTTTGATCCCCTTGACGAAAGCGAAATGTCGGAGTACAGTAACGCCAATGCCTTTAAGCGCGACCAATTCACCAAAGCCCAGTCTGGAATCCTACCCCCCAGAAATTCAAGCCCGATTAAAACAACTTTGGGAGGCGAGAGGTTACCCGCCCACGGGGCCGACTTCTCCGATAATGTCCGAAGAAGAGCGGCGGCAATCTCACAAGGCATCTTTAGAGCGTCTGAGGAAATCGGGCTTGGTCTCGGTCTAACCCCAGACGAAGCGTCTGTATTCACACTCGACGCGCTGCTTCACCCCACTGAAGATGTCGCAGTCGATAAAGCTGCCCCTCTCATCAAGAATCTTCGCCGCGAGTTGCGGCTCCTTTCCCGCTCCAAGCTGGAGGGGGAATACAAGTACCACGATAAAGGCTCTGAGGCGGAGGTGTACCTCGATATTGATAATATGGCGGTGTACAAGATCGTAAACTTGCTGCCCGATGGAGGGATTGGCAAAGCGGCTCCGGTGGGTCACTTCCGCGCCGATCAATCGGGCTATTTGGAGGGGTACAGTCTCCATAAGAACCAGAGTTTCCTTCAGTTTTCCGAGAGGCTGCGGGCAGAGAACAATCATGGGGGCTTTGTCTTCACCGAGATTGTTGGCGTGGTAGAGAGCGGCATTGTAACGAAGCAACGCTATGTTAATGCAGTTGACACATCACCCGATGACCTTGCCAAGCACCTCCGCACCCGCAATCTAGAACTGATGCCCCCCACAGGAGTTGAGGTAATGATCGGTGATGATGTCAAGCGAGCGGTCTCGGTGATCGGAAACCGATCCTTTGTGCATGGCGATCTGCATCACCAGAATGTGCTGAAGGGCAAGGATGGGGAGGTCTACATCGTAGATGCCTTGACGCGAGAGTTGGCTCCCGTGGAGAAGGTGATCCCAGTTATCAAGCGAGACCTTGATCGAGCAAGGGGGGATGTTGGCGATGGTACTAGGCAATACGCCTTTGATCCAATGGCAGCAGAGGCTGAGACTTCTGGCAGAGCAGATGCGTATACCATAGAGACAACCCCGGCGGTCGATGAAAGAATTTCACAGAGTAAAACTGACAACGAAGCACTGGAGGTTATAGCCAAAGAAAGCCCGTCTGCCGAGGCAAGAACACTGGCTGAAGGGCTGATGAAAGGAACCACCGAGGCCGCTGCGCTTTCATTTAAGCCCAATCTTAACTCACAAATGGCGGGCAGTGCGTCGAAAACGTGGGGAGCATACAGTACGCGGAGGCATTCCATTGAAGTATCTCGTGAGTCTCCAAGTTTAACCGGAGTAACTCTTCACGAAGCAGCACACGCGAAGGCCATACGGAAAATTAGCAATGTCGTTCAAGATTCTATGGATCGGCTTGGGCTGTTTGAGGATCACGGCGGTGAAAGGGCAAGAACCTATGACAATACTAGCGAGTGGCTTGAGGTCATTTCGGAGAAGGCGGGCAAAGAGGCATCTTTCCGCGAAGACCCCGTCTCCCGCGAAGAACTGGCGGCGGCGGAACTTCATTGGATGTACAACAGGCTGCTGCTGCGGGATGACTTCAAGAGGAAAGATTTATACGGGGCAACAAATCTTGATGAGATGATTGCTGAAGCGTGGTCTAACCCCACGTTTAGGAACTACTTGAAGGGCATCAAAGTCTCTGAGCTAGGGCTTGATAACTTTAAGGGGGGTGTGCAGCGCGAGGGAGGCGTAAGCGGGACGGCAAATCTATGGAGCAGATTCAAGCAAGCCGTAGCTGATGTGCTTGGCCTTAACATAGAGGAAGCTAATGTTCTTAGTAGGGTTATGGATTCTTCCTCCACGGTAATGGAGTCCGAGACTAGCAGCAGAAAAGATTGGCGAAGTTTTGGGGATGTCCGGTCAGAGTCCAAGCAATTCGCCTTTGATCCAATGCATCCGAAAACCTCCAAGGAATACCTTGAGTATGATAAGTCCGTTCGTGAATTCGCCCCAGTTGAGTCAGCCCCAGTTGAGTCACCTCCACTTGAGTCAGAACTGGATAATCCCACCCCAGCCGAGTCAGCGGAAGCTGCCAGAATAGACCGCGCCCTAGCCTTAAACGAGGGAGTATCAAACTCTCCCGAATTCCTAAAAGGGTTATTCGATGCTCCACCAACGGCACACGGCAATCTGGAATACATCATAGCCAATGGAAACGAGCTTGAGAAGGTGATGAGTGAGCAAGTTCTCAAAGGGACTACCCCAGATATACCGATTGAACACGTTCTTGATGACTTCTCAAAAACAAGCGCATGGAAACCAGATGTCGTTCAAGAAACGGGAGAGTTGAAAGACTCGATTAGAATGAGTGCCCAAATCAAAGAGTACACCACCACCACGATTCACGAAATTGTCCACGGGAAAACATCACGCGCCCACGATGACGTGGTGAAAAGGTCAGCCGACCGTTTAGGGGGTGAGAATTTCTGGCTCAACCAACGTGAGAGGGGCTTAAATTCAGAATGGGTTGCAGCCGTTATTGACGACTTCACCAAGGGAGGAAAACCCAGCGAGTCTGAGATTGCGGTGGTCGAGTTGAATCTGATTCACCACAGATTATCCAATCAGCCCGAAAGTTTCTACAAAGGCGCAAAGGACTCGCGAGTAGGATACTCATCAAACCAGTATTATTACGGGTTGGCTGACGTTCACGAAATGATGGCTGAAGCAATGTCCGACAGAAAGTTTCAAAAATTTCTACAGTCCATCAAGATGAGTGACATTGCTGACCCAGCGGAACAGAGAAACTCATTTTACCCGTCGATGGGCCGCTTGAATAGTTTGTGGGACACGCTCAAGCGTCACATCGCTACGCTTTTGGGGATTAGCTATAACGATGTGACCGTCCTTGCACGAGTGCAGAGTGCTACGAGTACGTTGATGGAACGCCCCGAAAATGTTGAGCTTACTCACATTGATACCCGCGAATCGCTTGAAAATAAGCGGATTGAAGAAGCACGGCGTGGGCGGCGGCGACCAGACAGCACCAAGCAATTCGCCTTTGATCCAATGGCGGGTGATCTCGATGTTAGCCATACTGGCAACGCAGGATTCTTCAGCAAGATGATTGCGGTTACCGAGCGATTACCTCAAGACGTTTGGACACCGGATCAGTTGCTTGCCAAGCTGAAGAAGTCCCCCGGTGTCACGCAGGACGAGATTGATATCCTTGGGTTGGAAGAGGAACTGAACACGCAAGCCTATGACAGAGAGTGGAGGCTGGCAGTTTCTGACCATGAGAACCTAAAGCCCGGCCAAGTTCACAAGGAAGACGTTGCGGCCTTCATCCGCATGAACCAAGTCACAGTAGACGAGGTAGTAGCCGAGGGCAGCGAGACAAGGTGGGAAACTTACGGCCAAGGTGACTTGGTGCTGAAGGGCTACGAGCCGGGTACATATCGCGAGATGCGATTGACCGTGCCTTTGAACCCCACGATGATGGGTGACGCTGATGCCCCCGTCAAGTACCAGTCCAGCCACTGGCGGGACATGAACGTGGTAGTACATGTGAGGTTTGATGATCGGGTAGACGAGAACGGCAACAAGATTTTGTTCATCGAAGAATTGCAGTCTGACTGGGCGAAGGATTATCGGAATGCATTGGGCGAGGGGATGGGGTTCACGGCGGAAGAACTGGCCAAGTGGAAGGCTGATCTAAAGCACTACAAAGCTCTCCGGGATCGCACCCAAAAATATCGTTTGAAGCGGGATGAAAAAACGATGGGGGATATGACCGATGCTGAATTTGACAAAGCGTTGGCTGATCGAGACAAGAATCGCAACGCGCGTGTCCGCTCCAAGCAATTAGCAAACAAGCTGTATCACAACTATAACAACATAGTGATGCGCCTTGAGCAGAAGATTTCAGATGCCGAAGACAGTGGTGGCGGGAATAGGCTGACCCCAGAGCCAACCATGAAAGCACGGCATAACGATCTGGCTGTGAAACGTATGCTTCGGTGGGCAATTGAAAACGGTTACTCCAAGGTATCTTGGATGAACGGAACCGAGACAGCCAAGCGATATTCCAAACTTGATATCCCTGTTAAGTCGTTGAAAATATCTCGCGACCAGAAGAAGGTGGTGGATGGGGTGCGGCAATGGACTTATACGGTACGCTACTTTGGGAAGGAAGAGGATGATTCGGGTGGGAATAGAGAGGAAATTCGTCTTCCGGGTTACCATACTGACGTAACCAAATCCAAGCTGGCCAAGTTGATTGGTAAAAAGGGTGCTGAAGAAGCAGCGAGCGCGGCAGATGAGCAGCATGAGGCAGTGTTGGCCACGATACCGTCGGGAAGCTCGCGCACCTTCAAATCAAATCTGGAAAATTTTTTACTTACCCCCGAAGCCTCCTACACCCTCGAAAAAGAAGTCAGCCAGATGGACTGGGCTTACATGTTGTACGACCAGATCATCCCGAAAAAGTTTAAGAAGTATGCGAAGAAAGCGGGTGGCAGCGGAGCGTTAACCGATACAGTGCTGTCCCATCAAGAGGGCTTTGAGTTGATTGTAGCTGACCCCAGCGAGGGGAGCTACACGCCCTCTACGCACAAGACAAAGAAAGCTGCTCAAAGCATTGTGATGGAGGAAGCCGCGCAGCATGCCGAGAGCATGTATGAATTCCCAGAATGGGTGGAGGTGAAGCAAAGAGAACGTGACTTTTCTGGAATTAAAAAGAAAGAAGGCGAGTATGCTCTATTATATTTAGCAGACAAAAGAAGCGGCAAGCAGTTAACCAATGCCGTGGGTGGTTCCGGGCTTGGAGCAACCGTTTTTCACGGTGACATCGTCTCGCAGTCCGACCTTCTTAGAATGTTTAAGCGCAAGATTTCAATTCAGAGTGCGTATGCGGTGGTTCACAAAGGGAGTGTTGGAGGTGGCATCACTATGGATTTCAGCGATGTGACCGGAGACCAAAACACCGCCCACGCAGAAATCTTCAAGCCCATCGCTGATCTGGTGAATGAGCAAGTGCGTAACACCACTATCACCGAGAAGACCAGCAGCATCGTCTTCCAGTCCATCGACATTGAGCAGGGCATGGTTGACAAGAACCATGAGTTGAATGCCACCTACGCCTACGATCCGTTGGAAGGGTCTACCATGTCAGAGGAGGACGCTGCAAAGTTTGCAACCAAGGAACAGATCGATGCCGTGATAACTGCGGGTGACAATGGCGATCCAGTCAGCGTAAGTTTCGGTGGGCTTGGGGCGAAGGCTTTAAGGCTCATAAAAGGTGACTGGCTTTCGGTAGTGGACACACTGGAAGACATTGGCTTGAGCAAGTTAGCCAAGCGCGTGTACCAGTACGAGATCAAGAAGGGCGAGTACCAAGGCAAGCTGTTCGCGGGGATGCGAAACTGGGAGAAGCCGCTGACCAGTACCGAGATCAAGGAAGCTCACGAGGAAGCTGGGAAATACTTTGAGATTCGGGAGGACTACGGGTCAACGCAAGCAGTGCATACCCTCTTGACCCAGATGAGGAAAATCAAGCAACGCAACCAAGGGGCAGAGCAACCGGATTGGACAGAGTACAATCGTCTTGAGCGGGCCTTGAGCGTGATCATCAAGCGCGAGGCTCGCGATGCTCGTGCGCGGGCAGCGGATCACTTAACCAACATGACCAATGGAAACGCGATCAACCTCATTCGCGTGGTCGAGGATACTGCGGAGATGACGGGCGGGTTATCGGATGAACTGGGTATCCAAGTGCAAGAAGGCAAGGGTAAATGGAGGCCACTGAAGAACATGGGGCGTTTGCATTATCCCCGCCGCCTATCCCAGAGGGTTCTCGATGTGATCAATGAACCCAGCCGCGACCCAGCCTTGTATCAAAGTTTGAAGGACGCGCTGGTGCGGGACGGGCTGGAGAGTGACGCTGCTGCCGAGGAGTACTTGGCTGGCATGATCAGCGGGGCTGAGATGCAGGGCGGCGAGTTCATGGCCAACGTGGAACGCGCCCGTGGCTTACGGATGCCCAAGGAATTTTATGATACCAGCGTGGACGGTTACTTGCAGTTCCTGCTGCAATTCAGTAACCGCGCAGCCCAAGTCTGGGCGTTTAGCCAGACCACAAATAAATCAGCAGACGCATTTGGCGCGGCCATAAAGGCAGCGCGGCACGACGAAGCGGTACGGGATTACTTGAAAGAGGTGGCCAACACAGTCTACCGCCGCCGCCAAACGCCCACCAAGTCATCACGTTTCTTTGAGCGGGCTGTATCGATCACGGGTATCAGTTACTTATCGGGTTACTTCACTGCGGTGCGTGACTTTGTAAGCGGCGTGATGCTGGCTAATGAGCAGTTCGGTTTCCGCGCCACCTTGCCCGAAGGGGGAAGAGCCTTGGTGCAAGCGGCACGGGCCGTTGGCAGGACGCTACGGAATGTGTCCCAACGCAACTGGAAGGCTGAGTCATCCGAGCTAGTCGAGGAAGCGATGGGCATGGGGGCAATCACGGAGGATTTCCAGCAAGCGCAGATAATGGAGGAACGTCTCTCCGAGGGCAAAGGTGACAAGGCAATAAGCGAGGTTGGCAACAAAGCATTATACTTCAAGCAATCAATGGATCGCTTGGCGCGTGGCGTGACAATGGGAGCCAGCTTGAATTGGTTACGGGCCAGCCGCGCCATCTACGCCAACCGGAAGGGTGAGTACTTGGCGACACAGCGCGTGGCTGCATTGAAGCGATTGAAGTTTACAGAAGAAGAGGCCCAGCTACTTTTGTCTGGCGATCAATCCTTGGTGGAAGAGTTTGCCCGGCGCAGTGTGGCCGAGAAGCAATACACTTACTCGATTGCACAGCACCCGTTGTTCATGGGCAATCAAGGCGGCATCACCAAGCTGATGCTCCAGTTCCAGCGGTGGACATTCCAACGTGGCCGCGACATCATTATGAATGTGACCTCGCCACTGGTATTTGGAACCAAGGTGGGTGGCAAGAAGTATCGCACAGCAATGCCCGCGATCCGGTTCCTCGCGGGTGGCATGTTATTCGGTGAGTTGCTGCAATGGTTGAGCGGCCTGTTCACGGACAAGGAACGCCGCGATCCATCCTTGGAAGAGATCGACAAGGCCGAGGAAGAAAAGTTGGCTAAAATTTTGGAGCGAGTTACTAAGAACATGGTGTTCACCGGAGCTACTGGGTTCTGGGGTGACTACGCGATGCTCGCCAAGGAGCAAGCCACCCGTGGTGGTCGCTGGAAAGACCCGTTCAAGCCGCCGTTGTTCAACCTCGCCAACGATTTAATCGGGGCAGGGCGTAGCTGGTATCAGAAAGGAATGTCTGCCGAAGCAGCCCAGCAGGAATTTGTAGAGATGGCTAGGAACATCCCGCTTGCGAAGCAGACCGAGGGATTGGGTCGCGGCTGGTATCGTCGAGCCGAAGAACTTGCCACGGGCAAACCCGCCGAGGGGTTATGGGCTGCGAAGCGTGACCTTTCTTACACGCGCACCTTGGCCCGTAGGTTTGGCGAGGAAACGGGTATCTCCGTGGAGTCCAAGTTCAACGGCATCTTCTCGGATGACAAGTACACCACGAAAAAGGTGAACCTCAAGGACGCGCTGCTTGCTGGCGATATTGATGCGGCACGGGAAGCCAAGGATGCGCTGGTGGAGATGGGCATGTCCTTGCGATCCTTGAAGAGCGTGGTGCGTAGCAATCAACCCATCCGAGTGGGCATGCAAACCAAGGCCGACACGCAGAATGCTTTCCTACGCTGGGCAAGGAAGAATGTTCCAAGTGGCGTGGCCCGAATCAATCGTGTGCAGGATCGTTACCGGAACACCGCTGGTCGATTAGGGCTGTAAGCTGGTCGATCAGTTCTTCGGGGGTTTCGTTGACGGCGATGAACTCATGGGTTGCATCATTATCGCACGTTAAGTACACATCCGCGCCCGCATCGGGTTCGACAGTTGGGGTGAACCATATGATGTGACGGGTGTTAATCCAGCGTGGCTTGTTCGTCACATGCCAGTGCGTTTTCAAGAATTGTTCTGAGGGCATAGTTTTTTAGTTTCGTTTATTAGTTTAGTTATGTGGTGGATTGATTCTTTGTCTAGGTTCCGCAGTACCCCCGTCTCCTTGGCCAGCATGGTAGCCATGCTATGAAAGGATTCGGAGTCCGCAAAGTCATTTACCCAATGCCCGTTGAGAGCCTTGAGTAGCTGCTGACAATTGCCCTTGGTTGCAAGGACATCAGCGCGTATGTGTGGCATGGTTCTTATTGGGGGGTCTCCTCGTTTTCTTTTTCTCGTATATACTCCGACTCCATGATTGCGTTCATAGCGATGCGGCTCAAACCTTTCGAGCTAACCTCGTTCTCGTACTCATGCGCGATCTTCTCCAGTGCCACAAGCAATCCCGCTGGATACTTGAGGGCAACGAGCCTTTCTCTGGCGAAATACGCCACGCATATCGTATCGTCCTCCTCGACTACGATAGATTCCTCATTCAAAGCATCTGACAATCGCCATTCGGCGGCAGCGACGGCTTCACTTGCCGCCTCCCTCTTTTCCTTGGCGGCTGCGATGGCGATCTCGCTCGCGGTTTTGATAGCCTCAAGCTCTGCCAATGGCATGGTTAGTAGCTGGGCGAGGCTGCGGCTTCGTGATTCATTCATCGTGTTGCCTCCTGTTCTTTCAGCTTGTCAATGTAATCCTCAAAGGTGGCTAACGTGAACTCATCCCCGCGCCACTCGCCACAATCACCCTCCTTCCACAGCGCATACTCTGCGATTGCGTTTGATTCCCCCGTAATAAGACCAATCGTGTCCCAGTGATCGGGGATGGTGTATTTTGTATTCATCGTGTTGTCTCCTCGTACTTTGCAGCCAAATTCTTCTGCATCATCTGATTGCCAGCATCCATGCGTTGGCCGTACTCAAGCATCTCCAAGACTAGGTCTTGGCCGTTTTCTTTATCCATCTCTGATCGCACTAATTGCTTACACAATTCAAATATGGACTGATAGTTTGGTGTGACATCCATCGTTCTGGGTTTAGTTTTCATAGCTTTATATATTTATATGTTTCCCCTCTACACCAACGTCTTGCGGCGTCCGGTTTTGTTGTCGTGATGGTTCACACGCTGGCTAACCGCCGTGCGTATCGCGGCGTCGATGTACTCGTGGAAGCTGGACGCTACCCGTACCCGCCCGCCATTGGCAAGGCTCAAGGCTAGGTCGCGCACCGCTTTTTTGTTTTGTAAGTTACTCATGCTATTTATATGTCGTATGTTTCGGGCCTCGCTGGCCCTTTTAGTTTTCGTAATTAAAGTTTTCCCATTCCTCGATGGGGGTATATTTGCCCATGATAATTCTATCCACCGTGCCGGGGGCGCATTGCCACATGTCCGCGATCTCTTTCATGGATCGATCTGACTCCTCCCAATGTCGCTTGATCCGGTCAGCGGTTTCGGCTGTAAACTTTGGTCTTCTTCCCCGTGCCATAATTATTTCCCCATCTCCTTCTTCACCTTGCGCCAATGCGCCAAGGTCGATTTCCTGCGATGCCCCTGCGGCCCTCCGTTATGGATGCGAGCCAGCTTCTCCCAGTCGCCTTGATTCAATGCTGCTGGGCAATACCTTTCAAAGTAAGCGATGGCCACCTTCTGCGAGTAGGCTAGGCCCGCGCAATCTGCGTACTTGCCGGGGGCTTTCGAGTCCATCCAATACGCCTTGCTGATTTGTAGCGGGCCAAGGCTTCGCCCATTGTCGCCCTTGATCGGCCCCGTGCCGCCGCTGGTCTCAACCCGGTGAAGGGCGTCAAGGAAGCGGCCAAGGTCTTTGTGCGGGGCTGCATGGGCCACGAATGGCATGGCTAGGAGTAGTGTGATTAGTTTCATAATTTCATTCTGGTTTCCTTTTTCTAAAATCCCCGCCCCCAAGTAAACTCGGAGGCGGGGCCATGACAGCCTTACGCAGTTACTGCAATCTGCGCTTCGGCAATTTCCTCGGCGTCATATTTGTTTTCGAGTAGGGGCTTGATCTGCTCGTGCAAGTTCAACCCTTGATCGATGACGCCCTGCACAATTTGTGTGCGGGTTTGCATCGCATCGAAGTTCCATCGCTTGGCGATCTCCGTGTGGCAATTCAGCAATGACCACGCATCGCCCCGCCCGAACTCCTCGTGAGCAGGTTTAGCACATTCCTTGATCCACGCAGGGATTTGGCTGGCGGGGATACCCCCGGCATTCAAGGTGCGGATCATTAGATCGTTGACTGATCTTTGGCCCAGCTTGGATTCTCTGTAAACCTTGGTGCGGAGATCGCCGTAATCAAACTGCAAGCTCATCTTGCGGATCGCTTGCCCGGCCAACTTCGGCAGATCGCGCTCAATGAATCGCGTGTGTTTTCGGCCCACTACGATCTGTGCTGAAAACATCAGATTGTCGCAAACGAATACGCGCCCGCCGCAACCAAGCATGGCTCGGAAATCCTGCGTCCCGCTGTTACGCACGGCAGCACAATGGGCGATGCCATCGTCCGTGCCTTGGAATTCGAGGATGCCAAACATGTTGTCGTGCCCGTGATCGCCATCGGCGTCTTGACGCAGGGAATATTCCTCGCGGGTTATCTCAAAGCCGCCGGGGATCATGGCCCGTTTCATTTCGTCAATGAAGTGATCATGGCGGATCGGGTAATGGGTTTCGGTGAATGGCACGGGGTCGGCCAAGGTTCGTAGCTGATCCAGCGTGACTGGCTCGGCTCCACAATGATTAATGAATGTACTCATGGTTTTGTTTGTTATTTATATGTCGTAGGTTGTTGGCCTCGCTGGCCCTTTTATTTTTCTAAATTCTCAATCGCAGCAACCGCAGCACGGCGCATCTTCACAAACCCCCCGCCACGCCCCGGCATCGGTTCGCTGGAACCGCTGGTAAATGATCCACGGCGCATCCGTATCGGGGATGAACATGTCATCGGGGCGGACGTAGTATTCATGCCGCTTGGCCTTCCGGTTCCAAACGTAAAGGTAAGACTTGCCGCCCCAAGTGATCGGGGTTTCCGTGCCGCCACAGCCAATCGCGTAATCGGCATGGTAAAAGTCGCTGGGTTTGAAATCGTTTGTCATGTCTCTTTATGTCGTAGGTTTGTGGGTTCAATGGCCCTTTTATTTTTGCTGCTAGTTACTGTGTTTTCTGGTAAAGCTGTGTTTGTATAACGGGCGTCATACGTTGGACAAGGTTTTTATATGCCCATTCCCCCGCCCCGTTGCTGCATGGAAACGTGGTTTACAGCGTGAACGGGGGCGGGTTGGGGCTGTTAAAGGTCAAAAACGAACTCGCCATGTGTCTCCAGCCATTCTGTTAGGCCGAGTTCCTCATCGGCAAAAAATGTAATGCTGCCGCCTTTTGGCAGGGCAACCCGTACACGCATGTAGGGCCGTTCGATTGAGTGCCGCACGGGCTTGGGTTGGCGTTTAACCTTTGCCCGCAATGCGGGGGCGTTGGTGCTTTTCGTGTTTCCGTTTATATCGATTTCAGTCATGGTTTTATGTCGTAGGTTTGTGGCCTTTGTGGCCCTATTATTTTTACAGCCACTCTTGGCGATCCTCTTCAAGCTGGGCCCATGTCGCGGTTTTCCCACAGTCGAGGCATCGAACGCCCGCAACTTGATCCCATCCCGGACTAAAATTAAGGTTGGCATGTTGCCGCCGTTCATGTGTGCAAACGCCTTTGCGCTTTGCGTTGCTTAACCTTGCCGCCGCCGCCGAGGCGTTGAGCGTTGCAAGGTCGCCATCATTGTTTGGATTTATCATCATGGTTTTATGTCGTAGGTTGTTGGGTTCAATGGCCCTATTATTTGTTAGGTAACCGCACAATTCCGCCTTCCCATTGGAAAAGCAGAGTGTAGGGCTAGACTTGCCGCGAAAGCCAATTCTGCACAATGGCGGGAATTTTGTGCATGCCGTAGCGTTCGCATTCCATTTCACCCTCCCACGCTGCACAATGCAGACTCGCGTGGGCATAGTTTCCATTGCTCAGTTTTTTGAAAACAAACTGCGAGGCTGGATCAGCTTCATCCTTGTGTCGGATCGTGTCGGTGTATATTGCGTAACCGTTATTTGAGTCGATAATCTCAAAGGCGGGTGTTGGGTTCAGTGTTTTCGGGATTGTTATCATGTTATTTATATGTCGTAGGTTTGTGGGTTCAATGGCCCTTTTGTTTTGGTTGCTTTTCCTTTAGTGAATGCCGATTGCTACGGTGACGCCGTCAAACTTTGCCGAGCCGCATGCATGGACTCCGCCGCGAACGCATTCCCCGCACTTGCCGGGGCAAACGAACACCCGTTTGTGCCCGGCATCGATGGCGGCGCGTTTCACTTCGCGGCGGTATTGTGCGACTTGCGCGGCATGCTTGCGCGGAGCTTTGACGGCCAAGGGTTGGCTTGGAAAACGGGTGGCAACGGTAAAGGCCGCGAATTCGCCACGGACGCATGTAAGGGCTTTCATGGCGCGTAAATACGCTTCCCCGTAGCGGCTCCCGCCGGATAGATTGAGTTTATAGTTGGGCGGGAATGCGTGGCTTTTCGCGTAAGATAAAAACAAAGGCCAAGATTTAGAATATCCATAGGCGCGGATATCGGCCCGGGCGCGTAGCAATTCCATCCAAAAGGATAGGCTCGCCGCGCTATCAAAATCGCCGTCAACGTAGAGGCGGAAATCCACGCCGCGCGGCAAGGCGTTGAAAGCCTCCGCAAGCGCGGGCGATTTGCGAACGATTAAAACGGTGTTTTGCAATTGCCGAAAATAGGCGGCGGGATAACGCCACGCCGTAAATGAGTAACACCAATCGCCGCATTCCCCGAAGCCGGGGCATGTGATGATTGGCAAGGCAGAGAATGCATAGAATGGCAATTTGCTATTGCCCTTGGCGAAAATCGTAAAGCGCGGCACACCGTCTTCCATGAATTCAGTGAACGCGATTGAGTACTTTTCCCAATCGCCGCCACGCGCTGAGATGGTGGAAAGTGTATCGCGCCATGCGGGATCATCGGCCACGCATTGTGCGCCGAGTTTGAGTAGTTGTTTTTGTAACGGGGTTTTCGCCATGCCCCTATGTCGTAAGCATGGCGTGTGAATGGCCCTTTTTCTTTCGCCACGCCGCCGCCGCCATCGTTTCCACCATCCCCGGTCACTGCGTCCCTCTGAGTCCCTCGCGCTCTGTTAACACTGTAAACGTGGGGTGGGGTGGCATTGCTAGTCAGTTTGCGAGGCTTAAAAGCATGCTTTTTTGTCTATATAGGGGGGGTGGAGGATGCCAAGGGGAACCCCCTTCGGGTGGGGTATATATATATATACATGGGTGTGGAATTTTTTGGGATTTTCACTATACTGCCAACAGTTATGGCAAATACACGCAAACATGATTGGGATGCGCTTGAGTCCGAGTTCCTACGCGCCAACGTATCCTTGAAAGACTATGCTCGCAGGAAGAGCATCTCCTATCGTTACCTTGGCAACCGCGCAGCCAAGGACAACTGGTTACTCAAGCGGGACGAGTTACAGCGCAAGGCGCGTGAGGAGGTGAGGGACGAGATTATCAAGCGAGCCGAGGACAACTCGGAGACCGCGTTAATCTGTGATACGAAGGACAAGGTGATCACGCGCTCCAAGGCAGTCGGTGACAAGCTCTACACGTTATTCCAAGCTGCGGTGGTGGCGATGCAGCAAGGTGACATGAAGGAGATGCGGATTGCGATTGAGGCGTGGGTACGCTTGGATGATCAGCTACGAAAGATTCATGGCATTGAGGAGGCGAAGGACAAGCCCTTGGTGAACATTAATGTTCTGGCTGCATTACCTAGCAAGGATCAGATGAAGCGTGTTGCGGCGGAGGTTGTGCAGGAGCAGACTGTGGTTCCCGCTTAAAGGACTTCGATCTTTGTGATCATTCCCTTTGGCAGGGCAGTGAAGTCTCCTTCGCGGTCATCCTCATCCTTGACGTCTTCTATGAAGTAGGACGAGGCTATCACGATGTAGTCTTCGTATTCCTTGTGCAAGTACCCTACTGAGATGGCTGGGGCTGGCTTGGCTCTCTTGGCGTATGAGTTGATATGACCCGTTACGTCATCCCAGTATACTTTGAGTAACTTGCCCTTAGATGGATACCGCTTTGGCATAGGGTGACCCTAGCAGGGTTGCTGTAGGAGGTTAAGAGATTTCGTGTAGATGGGTGTTTTCCCAGATGCGAGATTGCCGTATTTCGCACTTTCCCCCCATAAAACAGCCCTGTGGAAATTGGTGCGAAATCCCCAGAGCAGTTAGGTGGCGCATCTGTGGTATTATTGATCAAGGGAAGGAATCCGCATCTAATTCTTGTGGGACAGCCCAAAGCCGATATCTGTGTATCCGATAGCCGTAAACGTGATTCAACCAGACCACCATGTCCTCTGGCTCCTTGGTGATGTCTTTCTTTGATTGTGGTCGCCACACGCCACAACCAAAGCAATGCCCCCCGGTGTAGCTGTTTGTGGCCCCGCATGGGCACTCGGAAGTACCTCCGTTTCTTGTGTCTTTTTTAGCCACTCAGCAGTTCATGTTGTTATAAGCCTCGACACCAGCCACACCGCCAAGGCGCACCAGAATAGGTCTAGTGCGAGGCGCAGATGTTTGGGGTAGTTGGTTTTCATCGTTCTAATTCCTTCAACAGCGTCCGGTACGCGATAGCAGCAGTGGCGGGTACTACGCCGTTGCCGAGGAGCCGGATGCGATCCACCCGGTCGATAGTTGCGTCCACCCTGCACCCGTCTTGCCCAACATAAGATGCTCCACCCAGTTGGGGTTGAGTTTCCCAGACCTGCTGTTGCTCTCCGGGTCGGGACGGCCAAATACCACTACGGCATTCGACAGCGTGTCGGTTGGATGCCCCTTCCTCTCCTGCCGCCCCTTGCCGGACTTGCCCTTCACGTCCCTCGCTGCGGGTGTCGGCCAGTTCATTAAATGCCCGTTCTCCGATTTCTCCAAGGGACACTCTACTACGGCAGTCCTCGGTAGTGACGGGCGGCACTTCATTTCCTTTCCTTGCAAGGAGGAAAACTCGTTTGCGTTGGTGCGGGCATCTTCTTCCATCCTCTCCGACAACTTCAGCCGCACTGAATAATCCCCACGCGCTTTCGTAACCGATGCGCTGAAATTCTCTAATGACATGAAGCAGGACGGGTGTTCCTGCGGGGTCGGCCCATTGGTCGCCTTTGAGTTTTGCGCTAATGATGCCTTGGACGTTCTCGATAAAAACGAATTTTGGTTGAACAGTTCGTACTGCATATTTTATGTGCGGGAAGAGGTGTCTTGGGTCTTCGTCTGCTTTGTGGGAACCGGCCTGTGAAAACGGTTGGCACGGAATTCCAGCAAAGATGTAATCAAAGCATCCTCGAAAGCTGTTGTACGGGAAGGTCTTAACATCCGTATGGACAACGCCCGGAGCCAGCCGACCTTCTTCAATCTTGTTGACCAAGTTCGCTGCGGCGAAACATTCCCTCTCCACATAAACGACTCGGCCAAACTCGACGCCAGCGAGGCGGAGTCCCAATTCGATTCCTCCGTACCCGGCGCACAAGGAGAGACAGGTGAGTTTGTTTTCGGTATTATCCACATTCAATTAGGGCTTTTTCATTTCAGTTCCACTTCTGCTTGGGTTTCAATCCAGCATCTAGCTCCGCAACTCAGTGGAGCATCGGGCCGATACACGATGGTGCTTGGGCCGTTGACCATGACGCTATGTGCATAGTCATTTGATTTATAGGTCTTCACGGTTAGCACGGGTTTACGTTCCCCCGTCTTGAGGTTGCGTTTAATGATGTGCTGGTTAACGTGGATCACGGTCTTCATTCATCGTCATCTTCCTCACTGCAATCTGGGCAAGCGTGGGCTGGGCCACTGCCGTCTGATTCGCTTGTTTGGTAGCCACGCCCTTTGCAAAACTGGCAAGTGGATTCATCCTCACCATCGTAATTATCGTGGCCGTAGTCTTCATCGGTGTAGTCGCTCATCGTTTGGCCAACTCCTTCCATCGCTCTATCTCCTTCTCCAGTTCATCTATGCGGCAGTCCTTATCGTCTCCCTGTTGCTGGAGGCTTCCGAGGTAGAACCATGCGTCCAGTAATTCCTCGCGCAGTGCGCCGATTAGGTCGGGGTGGTTATCGAGGTTATTAGTGACCTCGCTCTTGGCTTGCCCGATGTCATACTTGGCTGGGGCAAGTTGGTTAAAGCAACGTACTGCTTCGTCTCTTATCTGTGTCGGTGTTCTCATACTGCGTACCCCTTCTGGCGAAGCAACTTGGCTTTTGCGATGACGCGCTTGTCGTAGGTCAAGCGATCCTTCAACTTGGTGATCCCGCTTATCACCGCGCCGTGGTGACGACCCATTGCTTTCCCAATCTGAATGTAGGAGTACATGTTCGCATGTTCACGCAGCATCGTGTAGATAAAGAATCTGGCGATACATACGTTTTCGTAACCGCGAGTTCGTTGCATTATTTCGTCTGGTTTAACACCCGTAACCACCTCAACATCGTCAAGGCATTGGCGTAGGGTTTCTTCTGTAGCTGTAGTCGGTTTTTTCATAAATGGTATTTCGTAGGTTATACTCACTTCCTAGCATGCCATTTGCGGCGCGTAGGAGCCTCTGTGAGGCATTGTTCTGCCAAGGTGGGGTCATCACGGCGGAGGGCTATTGCCGCGCTCTCTAAGGCAGAGGCGGGCAAGGACTTATCTGTGAGGAATTTTTGGGCTATCATTTGCCATTCTTCTTTGTTGTATGGTTTTGGTTTTTTGTCGGCCACTCCAGTTGATCCCGTTGTAGTTTTTTTCGTACTGCTTTGATGTAGTTAAAATATTCGCTCTCGGCGCAGAGCCTTTGCCGTTCCGCTTCTGCTTTTTCGCCATGCATTATTCCTCCAAGTCTTCGGGGGTTGGCCCAAGCTCCATGTCAAGCGGGGAGCAGTTCGGGCACTCCCATCGATTGGTCTCGTCGTTCAATTCCATGTACGTCCCGCTTGGGGTACAGCCGCATTGAGGTGGGGTGTCATCTGGTGTCATAAGCTCTCTCCAATCTTGTACCGTTTTGCGTTGTCCATTTTGATGTAGGCGAGGTCGGCCATCTTCTGACCCCCCGCAGTTGAGGCTTGGGTTTTCTGTGTGCCGTAGCGAATCGGACACTGTATCCACCCCTTCCTATTGCTGATCTCGATCCAAAGATATTCATCAATGTCCCCGAAGATCAGCATGCCAAAAAAGGGCACGTTGGAGTTCATGGCGAGCTTCCGATTAATTTCCACCTTCGACTCGTCCATGAACCATTCGTTGTCCCAGTCGTCAGCCAAGACCTCTGGCTTCACCCAGCGAACCTTGGCCTCCACGATCCCCGCAAGCTCCAGCATGGATGGTTGGTGTTCCATGATCCCCCCGTCCCACGAGGCTTCGTCCTTTCGCCCCTTCTCTTGCGGAGTTTCAAAGACGGCCATCTGGAACTTCTTCGCAAAGTCATTCATGGCAAGCCGTGTTTTGGCATTTGCGATATTTGTTTTTGTGTTGTCGTCCATAATTAAAAAATTGAAGGCGGGCGCAGTTGGGAGTTAAGGGAAAACTGGAAGCATTGCTCCCAGTCAAGGAGGCTCCCGTGAACACGCAATGTAGCAGTAGCGTGTCTGCGCCCGCAGAAGTTCATTTCCAGACCTCCATTTTTTTCCCAGTGGCATCGACTGCCTTGGGCTTGGGGTCTTGGCGACCATTACGCTTGAGGTTGCGCTGGCCGTAATAGTTGGCAAAGTTTGATGGCCCGAAGAGCGTGGCCGGGCGAAGGAACTGGGCGAACTTGGTTTCAGCCCAGTCAACCGCCTTGGTGTCGATCATCTCCTTGATCCCCTCCTCCGTTATCCCCTTCTCTCCAAGTCGGGCATTGAGGTTTTCAATGTTGGTCTTGGCGGTGGAGTACGAGGTTCCAGCCACCTTGTTCAAATGGGCCATAATCCTCTCAATGGAATCACCCCTATCCTTTACCTTTGCCTTGTCTTTTTCCTTTACCTTTTCCTTTACCTTTTCTTTATCCTTTTCTTTATCCTTTTCTTTATCCTTTTCCTCTAAGCTATCGCTAGGGTTATCCAAGGCTAGGGAAAGGGTAGGACTAGGGTTACCGTAGGCTATACATAACTTCTCGTAAATACCGTGCCTTAAAAGCCTTTTAATAATTGATTTATGAACCGGCGATTTTTCATTTAGGTTTTCGCCGTACTGAAACCGGACAAAGGACTTTATCCAAATCTTGTCATCACCGACCTTCTCAAGCCGATCTCCAAAGGCACTCAAGTCGTCCTCGCCAACGTCCTCGCCAATGCTGAAACTGGCCAGCCCAAGGTTGACTTCCCAGACCCCGCAACTGTCCGCCTTGTCGGCCATGTACAGCCACAGTAATTTCAGTTTACCGGGCAGATTCTGGAACCAAAGTTTGTCCCATTTCTCGGTAGCAGTGAATCGCTTCATTTCTCCACCACCTTCGGCTTCACTTCTGTGTAAACGAGGTTCTTGCCCAGTGCCTCTTCAGCCATGAACTGGGCCTCAATCCTATTGACCCCAGTGTGATCCTTAACGGCCCCAACCAGCTTGGAAAAGCTGATCGTGGCACAGGCTGTTAGGTCACGATTACTGACCAGATCGTTGTCCACCATGTCCATGCCAGCCTCGTAGGTGTTCGTGACCTTTCTGCGGCGAGAGGTTTTGCCCAGACCGTATCCGGGAACCGAGTCGCCATCTTCTCCCAATCTTCGCGAAGCCTCTTCCTTCAATGCCTTGCATCGCCCCTCGACCACGGGGAGGATCGTGAGAGCATTGCTGATCTGGTTCCCCGTGAGCATGGTGACGGTGGATAACGACATCAGTTCTTCCTGCGCGGCCTTGACGGCTGGGCAATCAATCTTAGCCAAGCAGTAACGGCACTGAGGTTCCCCAGCCTTCAGTCGCGGGTGCTTGGCCTCGATGGCGCGTAGAATCCTTGTGATCCTACATCGCGCCTTCTTCAGTGCGGCCTTGTCGTAGTAGTGAGTGTGAGGTGGCCCGCACGGCGGTTGGATGATGGCGACATGGCAACCTTCCAGCCCGTGAGTGTAATCCGCCAGAACGGCCAGTGCCATTAGCTGCAAGTTCTCCGAGGCGTGAGTGACGGCAATCGGCCCAGTCTTGTAATCGATGATGAAACCGATGTTGTCCTTGATCGCAAGTACATCGGGGACACCGCTGTAACGGTCTCCGCGATACCACATGCGTTCCTCGTTGAAGTAGTGAATGGGGCTACTCATTGCCCGTTTGAGTAGGGCGTCCCGTTCCGAGAGGATGGCCAGTGCCACCGAGATGGCCTCCTCGTCTCCCTCTAGGACTTTACTCCCTCTGGGGTTGTTTAAGAATTCGTGAATAAGAGTTCCCCTCGCTGCTTGGGATGTCTCCTTGTCTTTCCGCCCCTTCTGGGACTGATGTTTTCCGGGGCACTTTGATAAGCTCCCAAAATCACTGGCACTTGGCATTCCTCGACGTACATCTTTTTCTTCCAATTGGCTCATTTGCTTTCTCCTTGATTTTCTTTATGGGTAAATTAAACCCAGCTTCCCTTGCTACTAACTCTAAACCGCCATCCTCAAAAAAATATTTAAGGCTGACACATATATCTAATTGCTTCGCTGTAAGTTCCCTTACGGGCAAAGTATCAGCGTCGAGTAACCCACGGGCGGCTGCTTGGCGGCGATCAGTGACCGCTTGCTCAATGATCGCCGCAAGCAGCTTTTTAAGCCCGTGTGAGTCCACTCATTTTAGTAAGGCACGTTATCTTCGGTGGGTGCTGCTGCGAAGCCGCCGTCTACGGCCTTGAAGCCGTGCTTACCGCTTGGCTCAATGAGGCTTTCCTCGTTCGCAATCTGGACGCCCTGCAAATAAGCAGACACACCAGAGTTCCCGTTCTTATTGTAGGCTCCAGACTTGACCTCCACGTTGGCGGTGCTACCCGCGCCTATCCGAGCGACTAATGCCGCACGGGTTTCGCTCTTCAGTTCAACGCCAGTGCCGTCCACAATTGCGAACTCATACTGCGTTTTAGGATTGATGTAGAAGCCCCACTCTGGAGTGGGTTGCTTTTCGCCCTGCTTGTTTACCCGATCATTTCCGTGACGGGGCTTGATTCCGATAGCCTCTAACTCGGCTTTTTGATCCTCGGAAATGTCGGAGCAATGCACCCCGAATTTTCCTTCATCCATCTCTTCCAGATGAACGTAGTTGAGCTTGACGTTGGTTAGGGACACTGTCCCTCCGATGTTTGTTTCTTTAGTTTTACTAGCCATATTATTTTGTATTGGTTTGTTTGTCTTGTGTTTCCTTATTGGAAATTTTCTTTAAAATCACGATCACGCCTTCCTCACCCTTGGGAACCTTTTTTACCCGAATCGTGGTCATGGGTATCTGCTGCCAGCAATCGTCCGACGGCAGAGATGCAATCGCAGACTGTTGCCAAGGCTCCGTCGTTGTCCCGCCTCCGGTTGTCTGAAACAAGGAACACAACTGCGAGTACATAGCCTTCGTAGCCTCTTCCATCCATTTCCGTGCCTTCGGTGCGGTAATCAAACGACCCCGTGCAATAATCTTCTTGTTCTTGAAGGCCGGGCAATGTCCGAGGTCTCGGATACGCATGACCACACAGTCTTTCGTATTCAGTGATTTCATTTTTCTTAGGCATCTGCTAAATGGAAATCGGGGTGAACTGGACGTTTTACATGAACCTCGTCCTCGATTCGCGGGGTGATGTATCGGGTAAATTTGGGCTGGAACTCCAAGGCAATCTCGCCTGTGGGGCCGCTGCGGTTCTTAGCCACAATCAACCGTGTGATCTGGCTCTCTGGGTCGTCTTGGTAAAGAAACCAAACCATGTCCGCATCCTGCTCGATGCTTCCCGATTCGCGTAAATCTGATAGGCGCGGCGGGCGGTCTTGATGCTCAACGGCGCGGTTCAACTGGGAGAGACATAGGATGGGGATGCTAAGTTGGTTGGCCAGAGACTTGAGGCCATTTGAAATCCTTGTGACTTGGGAGACTCGGCTTTCGGAGTGGTCTCCCCCAGCATGCATCAACTGTAAGTAATCAATTACAACCAGCTTGCAGTCGTGTTTTCGTACCATGCGGCGTATCCGCGCCGATGCCTCGGTAAGATTGATCCCGTGCGAGTCGTCGAGATACAGCTTGCTCTGGGCGATCTCCACGAAGGCACGTTTTAGTTTGGGAAAGTCAGTATCCAGAAGTTTGCCAGCGCGGAGGTCACGCCCGTCAATCCCTGCTCGCGAGGCGAAGGAGCGCATCACCAGCGAGGTGGACTTCATTTCCAATGACAACACGCCCACTGGAATATCTCCATCCACGGCTAAATGCTCTGCCACGCCCATCGCCAGACTGGTTTTGCCCATGCCCGGACGGGCTGCGAGGATGACCAGTTCGCCCGGATGCAGTCCGGTGGTGCGGGAGTCGAGGGCAGGGAACCCTGTGGGGATGCCAGTGCATTCCCCTTCATGCTCAAAGGCGGTTTCAATTTGGCTCATTGCCTCCTTGGCCACCTCTTTGATGTTGAGTTCCCCGCCCCCGCTGGTTTCGAGGGCAGCAGCGATGGATAGTCCGCAACCCTCGATCTTGTCGCCGTCCGTCCCCCCAGAATTAATAACCTTCAGCACTGATTGGGCCGTGTCGTAAAATTTGCGAACCCTCGACTTATCTGCCATGACACCAAGCGCGTAAGGGAGGTGGGCAGCAGAAGCAATGAGGTTTGAGAGCGAGGATAGGTAGTTCATGCCACCGACCTTTTCCATCGTGCCAAGCGACATGGTTATCTCCTGCCGAAGGGACAAAAGGTCGATAACTTTTCCATCAGCCTCCATGCCGAGCATCACCTCGTACAGATTCCGGTGGCGCAGATCATAGAAGTCTTCGGCTCCTACCCGCGTCCCGACTTCGGGAAGTATTGAGGGCTCCAGAATAACACAACCCAACACCGCCGCTTCTGACTCACTTGACTGGGCTATCATCTTCATCGATTCTCCTTGCAAAACGCTCCTTTAAATTATTGATTTCGCCACGAATGCATAATCGAATTACATCAGACACCGTGACCTCCATGTCCTCGGCCAACTGGGCCAACTGGGCCTTCATTCGGGGAGGACATCTGAATACTACCGTTTGCTTAACTAGACTACTCATCGCGGCGAACTGTATAACAATGTCATGCGCGAAATGCAAGTCCTTAAACAAGTGAATGGGCAAAAACTTATTCACAGCGCATGACGAGCGCATGACAAGGTTTATGATCAAGTCGCTTAACAAGAGGGCGTGGTGTGTGGTAATAGTATATTTGCACACGCGGAGTGCCTAAAGCCGCACTACACAATTAAAGCCATACGGAGAGTGGCGAACTCCACGGCCCTACTTCGGCATCGGCCACCCGAAACGACAGGTGAAGACTGTCTTCGTCGGGTGACGTATGACTTCCATCTTCTCCGTTTAATAAACTTAAACACGAAAGGGAAATATCATGGCCTGTGGGTCTATTTTTCAAGCCTTCAAGGATAATAGCGAGTCGTTAGCGACCGATGTCCACCGCAAGGCAACCAACCGATCCGTGTGGCTGAACGCTCTTCCGAAGGGAACCTACCCTCTCGGCACTGGGCTGTCTCAGACCACTTTTAACATCGAAAATTCTCTGCCAACCGACGATGAGTTGGGCTGGGAGAAAATTGTAAACACCGGTTCCGTCGCGGGCGAAGTCAACATGCTTACGGGCGGTGGACTTGCTGACCGCACTTGGAACGGGGTCGAGTGGGGCATGTCAGAGCAAACATTCAGTCCAGAGAGAATTAGCATCTCCGGGCCGGAAATTTCTCAAGACAACCTCAAGTATCAATACAACGTGGCTCGCTTCTTGCAAGCCTACGTCGAGGAAATCAGCAAACACAGCAAACGCATTCTGGAAAACAAAATCCAAAATGAGTACATGACCAAAGCTCGCCAAGTCACTATCAGTGGCGCGGCTGGTGCGGAAGCCTTAGTAGACACTGCGGTGACGAGTAAGGCAATCCATGACTCCACTGGAGGCGTGAATGTCTTGGCTGACACTGTTGGCTTACTCCCCGGTCACTTGGATCAATTAGCAATCAATCTAATTGAATCCGGTAGCACCGAGGGTGACTCCAATGGGTTTGTCGAGATGGGGCCAAATGGCCCTGTGTTCCCGCTGATCATCGGTATGGAAGCATCTAATAAGTTGCTGAAGGCTGATGCTAATGTTCGCACCGACTACCGTGAAAGCAGCAAGAGCAATGAATTGCTCAAAGCTATTGGCGCGGATCGTGTGACCGGGAACTTCCGTCACATTGTCGTCACTAACCCCCCGCGCTGGAAACGCAACTCAACTGGTAATGGCTACCATCGCATCAGCGAACGTGCCGTCCAGAGCCCTGTTCCTAACGCGGGTGTGGGTACGATGATCAACCCCCTTTACACGGGTAAAGACATCAGTGATGGTGATGGTGTGTACGAGGGTGCGATTGCGCTGATCCCCAGCGTGATGAAGCAACTGGTGGTTCCTGCAACTACTCCCGGCAACCTTGGGTTCAGTCCGCTGAACTACGCGGGTGACTGGAAGTTTGTTACGGGTGCTTACAAGTACTCAACTGACTGCCCCGACGAGCTTGAAGCTCGCGGCAAGCACTTCGGAACGTATGAGATGGCGTTTGAGCCTGTGTTCGGTGAACACGGCGCAACGCTGATCTTCAAGCGTGACGGTGTAGTGGCCTAGTTTAGCTAGTCGTCGTCAATGGCGGCGCAGTTCCTTCGGGGGCTGCGTCGCCACCTTACTGACATGGAAGACTATCTGGAATGGTTAAAGATATACGCCGTTAACGGCTCGGTCTTAGGGGTTGTCTCCTTCTCCGACGTTGAAGCGGCATTGAAGCTCATCGCCCTCATACTAACTATTGTGTGGACGGCGGTGAAAATTATTAAACTGATTAAGGACGACTAATTATGGCTAATACAAAAAAAGTTAATGAAGGCTTAAAAGCCGGAGTACGCACGAGTGAATTTTATCTAGCACTTTCTGCGGTGGTGCTGGGGATAATCATTTCCACTGGTGCGGTTGACCCCACAGAAGGTGCTGGCACTTGGGACAAAGTGGTAGGCGTAGCTTGCTCACTCCTCGCTGCCCTCGGATACACCGTGGGGCGCAGCAATGTGAAAGCTGCCCACGAAGAGAGTAAATAATGTTAACATCGCTCCTAGCCGCTCTCAACTCCCTGCCTAAAATACTGGCAGCGTTAGAGCGGCTGGGAGACATCGCCACTGCACAAATGGCGCAGCAACGAAAGGGGGTTAAGGATGAGAAGGTGGAAAGTATTATCGCTGCTGCTGCTGCTCGCCGTGAACAGCGGTTGCTTGAGCGTGAAGCTGAACGGCTTCGAGGAGATAGCAAACCGGAATGAAGTTGGAATGGAACACGCTACCTCGACCCCCGAAGGAACTGAACTGATTCGCCAGCTAGGGCTTTATATTAGCGAAATTGAGTTTCAAATTGAGAAGCAATAATGGAGAAGCCCCTCAACAAACAGGGGCGTCCGGCCCGCAAGTTAAAGGGGATCACGGCGGAGTTGCGGGTTGCGGTTGAGTTGTTGGATAACGGGTTCAGTGTGAGTTGGCCGTTCGGGGATATGGAGGGATACGACCTCGTCGCCGATAGCAAGAAGCGGCTTGCTCGTCTTCAAGTTAAGAGCATCACGACCCCAACCAAGACGGGAACGTACCGAGTCTACTTCCGCAAAGGGCATAAGGCGACATCGAGATACACAAAGAAGGACGCTGACTTTTTTGTGGCCGTTATTAACTACCCTTCGGGGGCGTCCTTTTACATTATCCCAGTGGGTGATGCCCCAAGCTCCGGGATATTCTTCCCCCCCAACCAGCACCCAAGTCAACCCAATCGCTGGGAGACTTGTGCGCTGGAGGAGTATCGCAATCGGTGGGACTTACTGCGTTAGTACTTCTTTCGCATCGTAACCCCTTTGGCCTTGGCCAGTTTTGCCGCTGCCGCCTTGCCCTTCTTGGTGTAGGGCAGAGTCTTGGCCACTTGCTTACCTTTTTTATTTTTGTATTTTACGATTGGCATAATTAAAACCCCATTGATTCGTTAACCGCGTCAGCGAATGATTTCTGTTCCTTGGATTCTGCGCCACCGCCACCACTGGCCACTGCCGGGCTGGCTCCGCTTTGCTCCTTCAGTTGCTCACGCAATCGACGGTTAACTTCCATCACTTCCCCAAGTATTTCTCGGTACTTCGGCCCAGTCGCCGCCCAGAGGCTGGCTTCTGCCAGAGCCCCAGCGTCATTGTCACCGCCGAAGATGTTGCGGGCGGTTTCCACACGTTGCTGAACTTCACTGTTCCAAGCATCGTCCCCATCGCGTAGCTGGTATAACTCCAGCCCGTCACTGGCCTTCTTGGCCACGGTGTCGAAGACTTTATTAGTGTCAGCGAGGTGAGCCTCGCGGCGTTCAGTCTCGGTTGCCATGAGACGCTGGTAGGTCGAATCAGCATCGGACAATGCGGCCTCGCGATCACCCCTAACCTCATCCACGCGGGCAAGCAATGCTCCGAGCTTGGCTTGTTCGGTGGTGGTCATTTCAACCATGATCTCTTCTAGGCCGTTGGCGCGGTGCTGTGACTCCTCTGCTTTTACTAGTTCCGCGAGTCGCGTTTCCGACCCCTCTGGAGCGAGCTTCTTGGCTTGATTTACCGCCCCTTCAATCTTCGCCTCATATTCGCGCTGGAACTGGGGGTGACGCTCAATGGCGGCAAGCCGAAGCTGGTCACTAAGGCTGTCCCGCTCCTCCTTGACGGACTTGAGCGCATCGTTTACGTCAGAGTTTTCCAACCCACTCAGTTTTTCCTTGAGCGAATCAAGTTCCATGCGGGTGTTATCGCGATCCTCCTTGATTTTCTTGAAGTCTTTACTGGATCGCGATTCCGGTGTTGCGGATTCCTCCGCCACGGGCTTGGATTCCTCCGCCACGGGCTTAGGTTCCTCCACCGCAGACTTTTCCTTCTCAACATCCCCAAGGGACGCGCTCATGGCATCCATGAAGCTGGTCGGCTCAGTCTCGCTGTCGGGCTCTGGTGTGGGTTTAGGTTCGGGCTGAGTTTCCTCTGCCACGGGTTCTACGGTCTCTGTGACTCCCTCAAGGGTGAGAGTGTCCAAGCCGTCCATTGTCATTAGTTCATTAGCCATAGTAGTCGTCTATTTTGTTGGTTCTTCAAACGTAGCTTCGGGGGACTCTTGTGGAGTCGCCACCTCTGCCATTGATAGCAGTGTGCCTATACACCGCCGGTAACCCACCTCTGCTCCATATGCATAAGCAAACGCTTGAGCATCTGCACCCATCGAGGGCAGCACATGGTTGGTGGGTAATTCTTCTCGCAGTACCTCCAGCATCTGCTGGAAGTCCTTGTTCTGTATGACCTTGTCCGCCTTCTTAGTTAAGGTGGAACTGGTTTTCCATGTTGCTAGGTTCATCATAAATATGGCTAAGAACGGGGACGGTAATCTTGACCAAAGCGGCTTGACTTTCTTTTAAGCAACGCTTTGATTCCTTGCAGCTTGGGTCATCCTCCAGAAGTGCTTTTCGGAGAATAATGTCATCTCGAAGTACGGTGCAGATGTGAATTAAATCACTCTCGCTCAATGGTATTTGCATTTCTTGAATCCTCCAGTGCCATTTTCTGTGCCGTCTTGGCGTCTTTCAGTTGTAAGTCCTGCTCAGTCTTGGCGTTCTTTCGGGCCATGTCATTCTGAACCTTGGCATCTTTGCGACCCTCATCGCGCTCCATCCGCATTGCGGCGAGTTGATCCTTGGAGTCTTGACCGCCTTGAACCGATTGCATCTCAGCCGCTGCGGCCTGTTGCTGCTCGGCTTGCTGGGCGGCTTGCTGCTCAAGCTGCTGAACCACGGCACTTAACTGTTGCAACTGTTTACTCAGTTCCTTGACCATCTCTTTTCGGGAGCCGTCATTGGCCATTGCATTTAAGTGTTCGGAAGTGTGCTGCACGATGACCGAGAGATACCCTGCAATCTCCGAAGGGCTCCCTTTACCCTCCTGCATAGCCATAAGAGCCTCACCGCCCGCCTGTACATGGCTGGCCGCGTGTACGGGGTGGCTGTCTCCCCCAGAAATAGGAATGTTTGCTCCGGTCTTGAAGAGGGCGTTTTCAATCGCTGCCTCTTGCAGTTCTTCCTGCATGGTGATGTCGCGCTGCGGCACTGGGAAGTATCGCTCAACGGAATGATAGCCAGACATGGCGGCAATGTGATCCTTGATGACATTCTGTCGCCCAGTTTCGGGCAACATACCGGAAATGTTCATCAGTTGATTCATAATTGCCCTGCGCTCCATTGATGATCCACGCCCTGCGGTGCGGGTGGCTTGCACATAGTCAACGCTCTTGAGCGCGGCAACCGGAATACCCCGATCACGGCAAGCCTTTTGGAAAGCCAAGGCATCTGCCCCGCCCGGCACATCTGGGGTAAGGTTAGAGTTACTTGCTCTGCGATATCGCTCTGCAAATAAGGTGTCTAGTTGAGTGTAGTAACGATTCAACTGTGTCTTACCAAGCGTGGACTGTTGCGAGGTGATGGCATCAATCTCGGTTGCCGTTCTTGGGTTGCCCCCCTTGTCGAGACGCTGGCGGTACTGTGAGAGGTTGGCTTGCATTAAGCCCTCAAGCTCCCTGTCCACAGCCATCGCCGGTTCCAAGGTTCCAGAATTATTGGTCTGGGCTACACTGACATCACTGGGCATGAATGAGTACGCACCCACTTGAATGATGTTCATCCGGTTCAAGGCATTGGGCGAGTTGGGGGTAATATGGATTGATTGCCGCGCCACCGTGGCATCAATAAGGGAGTTGCGAAGGCGGTTCTTTAACTCCAGCGAAGCATAGAACTTAATGCCGATGCCCTTGCAACTGTGATGTGTGCCGTCCCCCTTATCGTAGTACATGCAGTGAACGCACTCGCTCCAAGCCTTGTACCGATTGGTTTGGCGGAAGAGGAACTTGCGGCCATCCCCACGCTCATCAATGATGCAATGGCTGATGGCCCCTTCCGGGAATTCCTTTGTTGGAAATTCCTTGTAGAATAAATGGGCAACTTCAATAACGTTGCACTTTGCAGAATACGTCAGATCATTGTTGCGAATTTCCTGCTGGTAGAACTCCCAGTTTTTATTGCTTCCGCCGCCGTCCCCCTTGGGCGCAGCGGCCATGATCGCCTTCTTGGCAGAGGTGACATCCCAACCCATCTTGGAAGCAGCCTCTTCGCTCTTTATGAAGGAAAATAACTCATGGACTTGGTAGGTAGACCTCACCACAGCCATCTGCCAGTCATTGACATTAGACTTGGTTCCGTCCAGCACTAGCAAGTCCGCTGATTTTACGGGCTTACACCGCCAGTCGGTAGTGTCTTCAAAAACCAGTGGGCCGGTTCCGTAAAGCACCATCTCATGCTGACTCAACTGCATCAGATAATCAAAATTACTGTCCTTCTTCTGAAGGCGATCAAACTCCTCAGTGACAATGCGGGAGTACCTTTCCGACTCATCAGAACTCCCGTAGTTGATTCGCACCGTTGAGTAGGTGGGCACTTCCGAAAATACATCATAAAACGGAGCCGCGGCCATCGCCAGAAACGCCTCGGATTCCCGAAAATTCACGTTACACTGGAAAGACCGTCCCGTGCGCTTCAGTTCGGCTGCGTTGTAAGGGGCGTTCCCGTCCACCAATCCCTTTACTCGCGACCTCACCTTGGCCCTCTTCTCATCTGCACTGATGAGGTTCCGCACCATGTCCAACACAGGCCCGGCTTCGGTGATGCGCGATTCGGGTGCGCCCGCCTCGGTAATATTTTTTAATTCGTTCATTATTTTTTCCAGCAGTGTTCGGGCAAGGCTTCTTGAACCTTGGCCCTTTGGTTGTTTTTTAAAATTTCTAGCGGGAACCAAATCTGCACTACATTAAAGCACCCGCAGTGGCGGCATGATTTCAGCTTTCCGTCATACAAAGTATCCACAGGGCCACCCGTCCGCTTCAAGAAGGCGGCGATAGCCTTGCTGTTACAGGGCCGACATCCAGCAGCCTCCACGTTGTCACGACACTCTGAGCAAATTTTCCCTCGGCGGGTGGCCTCTTCTGTATCCACTCTTGGGTTTCCTCGCAGGAACGACTCGACCATGATCTTGGTGAAGCTAATGATCTCGTTAATCCCTATCGCAGCCTTGGGCGGATCGGGCAATTCCTCGCAGCTATCCTCAACCTCTTGACACATATATGCCTCAATCTCTTCCTCGTATCCGGGGTCAGTGGGTAGTTGGTTCGCCTCGCGATGAGCCAAAACTTTACTGACAAGATCACTCCAGTGCGCCCCCTTGACCAAAGTGTCAGTGTCTTTTTCGTGAAACCTCCACCCTCCGTGGGGAGTTACTTGCTTATTCATCAATCTCTGCATATAGGCGTTCTGCGTTGTTTATGGAGTCATACTTTAACGATAAAGCCAACCACTCTTTATCAGTCTTCGTCTTATTGTTCAAGCTCCCTGCGCCAAGGGTTCTGGCCATCTCGATAATCAGCGCGGCGGCGTCTGCTAAATCTGGGCTTTGGCCAGTGCGCCCCTTCATCTCCACTTTGCGCTCTACCACGATCTTCCTTTTTTGGTCATCAAACATTCGTGAGCAAAATTCTGTTACGGTATCAAGATCAAACCCCTTGATCTGCTCGCGGATAACCCACTCTCTCACAGAGAACCAAAGCTCGGTAACCCGATTGGCATAGGCTTCATATGATGTTCGGGAGTCTTCATCTGACACAGGCAGATCGCTGGCCTTACCGCCAAACTCGACCCGCATGATCTTGTCGCTCCATTCCTTGGAGAGGATGTCGCATAAGCCGCCACCTTCCCCCGTGGCATCGATGGCGAGGTGTTCTGCCTCGCAGCCTCGCGCCTCACACTCCTTTTGGACTTGGCTGGCGATCTGGAAGTGGATGGGCTCGGATGAACCCGAATCGATCTTGATGGATACGATGTCGCCAAACTCAATCCCGTTGAGCCCGCCCTCCAAGTCACCGTATTGGGCAAAGCGCAGAATACAACGGTCACCCCCGAAGGCGGGGTCGAGCCCGGCCACAGTGATCGCCTTGGAAGCAAAGGCGTGGCGGTCTGTCACCCGATACTTGTGACACATGGTTTCGGAGAGGACGGTCTTGACCACGCCATCCTTGCTCCAAAATCCGCGTGTGTACTTCCAGAAGCGAGGGGAAGATTCGCCTTCATACTTAATAGCAGCATCCACTTGCTCTCTCGTGATTAAGAATTCCCACTTAGTTGTTCCAGCTTCAAGGTTGGGGGACTTCATTCCGTCGAACCGGATGCACACGCCGCGCTCGGTTTCCCATTCTTGAGTTTCAACGCCCACGTTATTCCAGCCCACAACGGGCTCCGAGAAACGCCCGTGTTGGTCAAGTGTCGAGTGAGGGTTACCAATGGCCAGCAACTGAAACTCCTTGCAGCCCTTGGAAAGGTTGGAGGTAGCCTCAAATGCAGCTTCCGGGGTGTCAGTCGCTTCATCGATAATGGCTAGAACGCGCTCGGAGTGAATGCCTTGAATGTTGGCCACGGCCTTGGAGGTCGATCCATCGAGTACCGCAATAGCAAAGATAGCATTCTTATCGTCGCCCTTGACTGCTTGAAGGGTAGTTTTGGAGTCAACCATGTTGCCGGGGAACTGGCTTTCCGAGCTTCTCCATAGGTGCTGGATATTTGCCCAAGCCCGCTTGCGAATCATCTTGGCAGTGGTTGATGATAGGATGACCGATGAGTGTTGCGGATCAGCAAGCCACCAGATCATCGCGTACAACGATGAGCCATATGTCTTTCCACTTGCAGCGCACCCCGTCCAAGAGACCCATTGATTTTCACATAGGGATTCTATCTGCCGCTCCAGCCAAGGGTTCCAAATCAAATCTGGCCAAACCAGATCAGCAGCCCTCTTGAAATGTTCATAACGCCCCAACCCGCCCTCGTCGGGGGTAAGCCCCTCCCGAAACGCATAAAGCTCAATCTCCAGTTGTGAAACTGGGTAGCTAAAAGAAAGTCCATAATTGTCGTCGCGCAACTTGACTTTATCGTTAACGCAGATTATAACTCTTGTCAATCGTAGGTTATACGCTGCCCCATGTCCAAAGTACTTTCAAAACAATCGGATGATGGAGCCAAGTTTTCTGGCTCAACAAAAGTTGCGGCTGTCCCGACGACCTACACCGGAGCCACCGGAGCCACCGGAGCCGCTGGCGCAGATGCGGCTCAACCCGATTGGACTTTCGCCACGCCCACGGAGGTAGCGGTTGGCGGAACACCTACTCTTGGTGTCACCGGAACCTATCCTACTCAGACTTTCACCTTCGGCGTAGTTACCGGGGCCACGGGGGCGCAGGGAGTGCAGGGCAACATTGGAACTGCGGCGACGATTGCAGCAGGAACCACAACTACGGGCGCGGCAGGGAGCAGCGCATCGGTAGCGAATAGCGGGAGCAGTAGCGCAGCGACTTTTGATTTCACAATTCCTAAAGGAGACACTGGCGTACAGGGTGTCATCGGCAACACGGGAACTGCTGCTGGATTCGGAACTCCAACGGTCACAACCGGAACAGCGGGAACGAGTGCAAGCATTGCTTCCAGCGGAACCGACATCGCCAAGATATTCGCATTCACCATTCCGCGTGGTGACGTTGGTGCAACCGGAAGCACCGGAAGCACCGGAACCGCTGCTGGATTCGGGACTCCAACTGTTAGCACTGGAACGGCTGGAAGCAGCGCGAGCATTACATCCAGCGGAACCGACACTGCTAAAGTTTTCGCCTTCACAATTCCAAGAGGGGATGTTGGCGCACAGGGCGTACAGGGCCCACAGGGCAACACCGGAGCCACTGGTGCTGATTCAACTGTGGCTGGGCCAACTGGGGCTGCGGGTGCTGATGGTGATGGATGGAAGTCGGCCGGTACTGGTTACGCTTCGGGTACTGGAATCGTCACGTTCGCGTCTGACGATGGTTTAGGATTCAGCACAAGCGACCTTCGGGGTGCAGACGGAACCAACGGAACCAACGGAACCAATGGTGATGGCTGGAAGTCGGCCGGTACTGGTTACGCTTCGGGTACTGGAATCGTCACGTTCGCGTCTGACGATGGTTTAGGATTTACCACAAGCGACCTTCGGGGTGCAGACGGAACCAACGGAACCAACGGAACCAACGGCCTCGGCGTTCCCAGCGGCGGAACAGTTGACCAAGTTCTAGTCAAATTAAGCGGCACGGACAATCACACTGACTGGGCCGACAACACGGGTGGGCACGACATCGTGGAGGAAAGCGGGACTGCGCTGGCGACCCAGACGAAGTTGACTTTTATCGGTGAACTGGTTGAGGCCGTTAACAACGCTGGCGCATCCAGCACAGACATAACAATAGACGCCAAGACAGCTTGGCTGTACGGATAAAATTATGGCAGCTACACACAAAAAATTATCAAGCGGACAACTGGCGGTATCGGGCGCACCAGCAAACATCTACAACCCCGTCAGCGTGACGGGTTTAATCAAAACTGTCGTGCTACACAACACCAACAGCACCTCCGAAGTGGCGTCGATTTATTTTAACGGCACGGCGGCGGCTGACCGGATGCTAAAGGTAACGCTACAAGCGGATGAAACATTTGAGTGGGCGGTCGGCCATTTGGTAGCGGTGCTTGATGCAGAGACTCTGAAGGGCGAATCAACAACAGCGAGTAAGGTGAACTACTTCATCTTCGGCGCGGAGGAATAATTTATGGCATTTAACAGCAGTAAAATTACAGCGATTACGGGCACTGACGGCACTAACGGCAACGATGGCGCGGCGGGCGCAGCAGCGGGCTTCGGCACGCCAGCGGCAAACGCCAGCAACGTGGCGGTAGACGGCAGTGGAGCCTCGCAAAATGCAACAATCACCGTCACCCCTACTGGGCCAGACACGGCGAAGATATTTACGTTCGCGCTGGGAATCCCAGTAGGCAGCACAGGCGCGACAGGGGCAACGGGCATCATCGACCTCACCGCTGACCAGACGTGGACTGGCTCTCAACGTGCCACCATTGTCACCGACAACGACGGCAGCTTCGACCTCAACGCTGGGCAGAACTTCTTCTGTACGGCTGCGGCTGCGGTGGCGATTGACTTCACCAACGAGACTGCTGGGCAGAGTGGATTTATCAAGCTAATCAACGGATCGGCCTACGCACACACTCTCGCTGCCTCTAGCACGACGAAGGTTGATTCAGATTTCCTCACCACAGTAGGCGGGGCTGGCACGTTCCTTATTAGCTACTTGTGCGATGGTACTAACACCTATCTGTCCACCACTAAAGCCCTCGCGTAAATGGCGATATTTAGCAACAGCATAATCCCAGCCGCAGCAGCAGCAGCAGCAGCGGGCGATGTGGTGACGAAGTCGTTGCGGTTTAATGATGGGGATACTCCGAGTTTAAGCCGGACGTACACGAGTAGCGCGACTTGGACATTCTCGGTTTGGGTGAAGCGGGGCGAGTTGGGTGCGACGAACAATCTGCTGGGAACCGTGGTTCAGTTTAATGCCAGCGACCAGTTGGTGACTCCGAGCCTAACGACTACGGCGGTATATCGTGACACAGCTTCTTGGTGTCACATTTGCGTTTCCAATTCGGGCCTGTATGTGAATGGGGTTCAAGTCACGGGAACAGTTTCGACCTCGGCACTGTCTGACGCAAAAGTGGGTGACACATTTGACGGCTACCTAGCGGATGTCTACCTAATTGACGGCACAGCACTAACGCCCACCAGCTTTGCCGAGGAGGATGCCACGACAGGGCAGTGGAAACCAAAGGCGTTTGTCGGGGTTTATGGCACGAATGGATTTCGTCTACCGTTCACCGACAGCACCACATCCACCACATTCATCGACAGTAGCAGCAACGCCTCGACCATCACAGCCAACGGGGATGTTGTTAACTCGCAGACTCAAAAGAAAGTTGGAGACAGTTCAATTTATTTTGATGGTACGACAGACTCGCTCCAAACCCCCAGCACAAACGTCCGGTTTGGCACTGGAGACTTCACGATAGAATTTTATGCGTATCGCACGGGAAGTGGCGCAAGCCAGAATGTCTATGACCACGGCTACGTTTGGGGTAGCGGAATGGTACTTCAATACAATGCATCTAATGAGATGGTTCTCTATATGGGTCTCTGGAGTCCTCCTTATGTAGCACAAATTGTGGAGTCATCTGCGTCCAGCACTAACCAATGGTATTTTTATCAATGCGTCCGCAGTAGTGGAACCATAACACTATACCGCGATGGCGTATCGGTTGGCACAGCCTCGGACTCGACAGACATAACTGATACAGACCCAGTAGCTTTTGGCGACTCGATTAACCACTCGGCAAGCTATGCCTTCAACGGTTATCTCGACGAGATTAGGGTTTCAAGCACGGCGCGGGCCGCTTCATCTGGCCCCACCACAGCTTTCGTTAGCGATGCCGACACTGAACTGCTGATTCATTCCAACTATGCTGGTGGCATCGGGGGAGACACCAGCGGGGAAGGTAACAATTTCACAGCCACCAACCTCGCCGCCTCGGATGTTGTGGAGGATACTCCGACTGATAATTACTGCACGTTAAGTCCCATAGACGCTACATCCGCCCAGACGTTTTCGGAAGGGAATCTAAAAGTTTCGTACTCTGCGGGTGCATACACCGCTGGTGGCCGTTCAACTTTTGCAATACCCTCAACAGGCGACTGGTATTGGGAAGCAACTTGTACTGCTGTGGCCCAAAATTATATTGGCATTCTTGACCTTTCGGTTCCGATTGTAGGTACAGTATCAAATGTTATTTACAGTTCATCAGATTTTTACGCTTACCTGCAGGATGGCAATAAGTATAACGTACCCACGGGTGCTTCATCATACGGTGCAACTTTTACGACAGATGATGTTATTGGCGTAGCTTTATCTGGAAGCGGCGACCTTACCTTTTATAAAAATGGCACAACACAGGGTACAGCCTTTACGGGATTGACACCGGAGAACTTTTCACCTGCGTATATTGTCTATTCGGGCGCGGGGTGGCTATTCGACTTCGGTCAATCTGGCTTCGCACACACCCCACCCACCGGCTTCAAAGCACTCTCCACAGGCAACCTCCCTACCCCCACAATCGCCAAACCATCGGAGCATTTTTCAACGAAACTATACAGCGGAACGGGCAACACCACACAGAACATTACGGGCGTAGGGTTCCAGCCGGACTTGGTTTGGATTAAGAAACGGCAAAGCGGGTCTCATTACTTGCTCGATTCCGTCCGTGGGTTGAACGACTTACACCCGGGCTCCACAGCCACGGAGAGTTCTTCATCTGGCCGCTTCAACTCTTTCGACTCGGACGGATTCCAAGTTGAACACAGTGGCGGTGGTGGCGGGTTCACTAATGGGGCAAGCCAAACCTACGCAGCTTGGAACTGGCTGGCTGGAACGTCTTTCACGGCTGAATCTGGCGTATCCGATTCCGGCTCAAAGAATGTAGATGCGGGATTCTCCATAGTTACTTGGACTGGCAACGACAGTGGCGGCTTTTCACCTGCCCCTCAAAGCGTTTCGCACGGACTCACCGTAACACCAGAGTTAATCATCGCGAAGCCGCGCACCGCCAACGGAATGGGCAATGGCAGTTGGGTTGTTTGGACAAAGGATTTAACCAGCGGGACGTACCTCATTATGAACACCACCGCTGGTGAGGCGAGTTGGTCAGATGCGTTGGTGAGCAGTATCGGCAGCAGTTCGGTTTCATTCGGCAGCGACATAAGCGGGAACGGTGAGGATTTGAACGCTGATTCGTTTGGCGGTGCTGACACGTATGTGGGGTATTTATTTGCCAGTAAGGCGGGGTATTCAAAGGTGGGTTTGTATAACGGGAATAGTGCGGACAACTTTGTAGCGTTAGATTTTGCGCCAGCGTGGATTTTAATAAAGTCAACCGGCAACCCATCTTCTAGCGGTCATTGGGTAATCAAAGATAACAAGCGTTCGGCGGCGTATAACCCCGCCGACGGAAATCTTTACGCCAATGAAACCTACGCCGAGGACACAACTGCGTCGGTAGATATTGATTTGTTGAGCAACGGATTCAACATACAGGGGACGTATGCTGGCATTAACGCCACGTCATCCTCGTACATATTTCTTGCGATGGCAGAGAAACCACTAAAATACGCTTCGGCCCGCTAGGAAACTATTATGAAATACTTACACAACGACCACCCGCTACCCAGTGGCTCATTCACAATCGGTGATGAACGCTTCGGTAGCAACTGGCTATCCAATGCCACACCGGAGATGCTAACTGAGCGTGGCATCACCATCGCCCCTTCTGTGCCACCACGCCCATCCGAGA